ATGAAAAAGATAGCTGCAATATCATTAATTAGTATTTTTATTATGTCTGGTTGTGCTGTGCATAATGATGAGACAAGTATCGGTAAATTTGGTCTTGCATATAAAAGTAATATTCAGCGTAAACTCGATAACCAATACTACACCGAAGCCGAAGCTTCTTTAGCCAGGGGCAGAATATCTGGTGCAGAAAATATAGTAAAAAATGATGCAGCCCATTTCTGTGTTACTCAGGGCAAAAAAATGCAGATAGTTGACCTGAAGACAGAAGGTGCAGGATTACATGGCGTCGCTCGTCTGACATTCAAATGTGGAGAGTGAGAATATTTTTTGGTAAGCGTCAAACATGCGCGTTCTGGTTGTGCTTAGCCGGAACCTGTGCGAGCACGATGACGTTACGTGAAAGGCATCGTGCTATGAAGGGAGATTCTATCGATGTGGTCAATGGAAGACGGTGACCAGGGATAGGGCTTATGCATAAAAAATAAGCCCGTGTAAGGGAGATTTAGGGTGTCACCAGTAGGGGCTTTCAACGGTACTATGCGGGTTTGAGCGGCATAAATTACCACTGAAAGCCCTTAAACGTTACTCTACTGTGGACACTGTGTGGACACTCTCGGCCTCAGTACCACCTCTTAGCGGATTAAGAGAAATGGCGTCCTGAAGGTACTCTGGCGCAAAATGAGCGTAAACCATAGTTTGCTCAATCCGCGTGTGACCTAGTATCCGTTGTAGCGTGATAATACTTCCTCCATTAATCATGAAATGAGTGGCAAAGCTGTGCCTTAGTGCATGTGTGGCTTGCCCCGTTGGCAAATCCGGTTTTATTGCTTTCATTGTTCGTCTGAAGCGAGGGTAATCAGCATCAGGGAATAAAAAACCTCGTTTGTTATCCGCGATCATTTTGGCAACAGCCTCTGAGATCGGGACGGTGCGTGGTTTGTTTGTTTTCGTTTTAACAAACGTGACGCGGTTATGGATGATATTTTCTGCTTTCAAACGAGCTGCTTCTCCCCAACGTGCTCCTGTACTCAGGCAAAGAATCGCAATCTTTTTATTGTCGCCGTCAAGTGCTGCAAGCAGTAAGGCAATTTCTTCCTGTGTGAGATAGCCTGTTTCTGGTTTTTCCTCCTTAAGCCTCTTTGTCCCTCTGATAGGGTGCTCACCAAAGAATAACTCCGCTTCAATCAGGGCTGTAAACATGCCGCTAATACATGTTAAATCACGATTGATACTCGAAGGTTTAATACCCTGACTTCTTCGGGTGGCGCAGTACTGGCTGATAAGGGATTTCGTGATTTGAAATGCGCATGGGTCATTCGTTATTTTTGTGAAGATTTCAATTTTTCCAAGATTAGATTTCCCATGCTCTTCGTGTTTACCCTTTAAATCCCACCAGATCTGTGTCAGTTCCGACAGACGTCGTTTGTCTGTTGGTTTTGATAGCCATTCTTTATTGTGGTGGTTGTACAACGTGTATTTTTCGAAAGCGACAGCTTCGCTTTTCTTATCAAACTTCCTACGGATGCGTTTTCCATTACGTCCAGTAGGGCGGATGTCCACTTCATATCGACCATCATCGAGTTTTTTGATTGCCATCAGAAAACCCTCCGAGTGGTACTTTTTTTTGCTACTACTAATCGCTTTTTTCGTGGTGGCTGAAATTTAGCCACCAATAGTAGGCACTTGTGATGAATATATTCACGATAAATTGTTAACCAGTCTTTTGACCGGAGTGGGGCGACGTTGTTTCGTTTTGCCCAAAGTGTGCGAGAGCGGGCGCAATTTGCCCGGCTTCTGGAGCTACCTGATCAGTCATGAACCACAAAGTATATTTAGTAAATCTAGGATGTTGTAAGACCTTCATTATGGCTTCAACTCCAGCGTTTTTTGACCGGCTCTCATAGCTCGAAAGTGAGCTGTAGGCTACACCAGTTAATTCACTGAATTCTTTACGGTTTAACCTTTCAGATTCACGGATTAGCTTCAACTTCTCCGAAACGTCTATTGACATAATTACTCCGATTGCGTAATTTCTTGCTGATGGTGTGAAATGTTGTGCTTCTGGAGTTATCCTTTTAGGCAATAATTAGCCATTAGGAGCCATTAGAAGCACTAAGGGAGAATCGTAGCAGATGAATAGACAGCTTGTAAGCGTGACTGATGCCGTGCCTTATCAGGAGTTTGCAAAACTCATTGGTAAAACTCCAAGAGCTGTAAGGGGCATGATTGAGAAAGGGAAATTACCAGTTATTGAGATTACTGACCCTCAGTCAGTATCGGGGCGTGCTGGTGAATATTGGGTATACCTTCCGGCATGGAATAACGGACTAAAACTGGCTTATGAAAGCCGTCCTAAAGAGATTCGTGACGGCTGGTTGATGTGGTTAGGTCTCGGTGAACCACGTTAAGGAGAACCGTATGAATGAGCCTCGTTGTATTGCTCAGTTATTGCGTAACGAAAGCCCCAGGGCGATTGACTTCACCATCACCCATGGTAAGGGGCGTAAGGGAATCATTATCCGCACCAAAAAACAGAGTCCGTTAAAAAAGGCTCTGACCTTTCTGAAAAGCCGGAGGGTCTGGAAATGACAGTGATGACGCTCAATCTCGTTGAAAAACAGCCAGCAGCTATGCGCCGGATAATTGGCAAGCATCTGGCCGTCCCTCGCTGGCAGGATACATGTGATTATTATAATCAGATGATGGAACGCGAACGGCTAACGGTTTGCTTCCATGCGCAGTTAAAACAGCGTCACGCAACGATGCGTTTTGAAGAAATGAACGACGTCGAACGTGAACGGCTGGTTTGTGCAATTGATGAATTGCGTGGGGCATTCTCAAAACGCCGTCAGGTTGGCGCAAGTGAGTATGCATATATTAGTTTTTTAACAGTCAGTCAGCGTCGTACTTTATTTATGCATGCCGGATTGACTGAAAAAGAATTCAACCAGCCATACTGGCGAATTAATGAAGAATCATGTTACTGGCGTGATGCTTTATTCCGTGCATTACGTGAATTATTCAGCCTGTTTGAGTATGCACCGACAATTCTGACGTCGGTAAAACCAGAGCAATATCTGCATTAAATAATTAACCAGAGTTTTTAACGCACTTAATCGTGCGGGGCTTCTTTTTGCCTGGAGAAAGTCATGCATACAGTTTCTGAAAATCAGTGCGGTAAATACGCATTACTGCTGCAACAGGCCAGAACCGAAGCACAGGCCGACGCTGCGACGCGCTTTTCTTCTCATCTTGACGCCATGATTCGCCACATCACAAAGGCGGAGTTATCCCGCGTGGAGATAGTCGAGCTGCTCAGTCAGGAGTCGGAAAAATTTCATAATATCGGATTGTCTCGCGGGGAGGTGCTTTGATGTCCTGTTCTCGTTCAGTTGTATTACTGAATAACGCCTTAAAAATCGCCGTTATGAAAAATGGCGATTTATCTCTTATTCAACTTGGTCTTGATAAAGAAAAACGCGAAATAACTGAGTCTGTTATCGCGATTTATCAGAACGAATTAAATCTCCTGTCTGATGTGGTCAATTTACTTGTTAAACGCGCTGTATTTCACAAGCAAATCTCCTCCGTGGATGAACTGACGAAATTAACGACAGAAATTGCCAGCTATTGCGCTGATGAATTTAAAAAACTTAACGACAAAAGGAGCTGGTAATGCCGGACAACGTAGATTTTATTCAGGAACAACAGGCTGAATTACTGGAGCGCCAGATTAACGCGGCAAGGGTAAAGCATTGCGGTGTTTCTTCGCTGGTTTGCGAAGAGTGTGACGCGCCAATACCTGCTGCCCGTCGTGCGGCTTATCCGTCAGCCACGCGTTGTGTTTCCTGCCAGTCAGTCTTTGAAGCAAAAAACAAGCATTACCGGAGAATGGCATGAGTATTCGTATCGAAATTGGCGAACGTTATGTCGTTACCAGTGACAGCTTTCAGTTTATTCTCCACGAGAAAAAGAGAGCGGAAAGCGGTAAAAACGCCGGTCAGGAATGGCTGTCGGTGATTGGTTATTACCCGAAATTAAGCCAGCTCGTTTCCGGCCTGATGCATCACGATATTCTGACCGGAAGCGCAAAGTCTTTTGCTGATTTAAACGCGCAGGTTGAGCAACTCAGCAAGCGTTGTTCAGAGGCTTTTGGCTCATATGGCCGTTAAAGCCTCCGGGCGTTTTGTCCCTCCGTCAGCATTTGCCGCAGGCACCGGTAAGGCGTTTACCGGTGCTTATGCATGGAACGCGCCACGCGAGGCTGTCGGGCGCGAAAGACCCCTTACACGTGACGAGATGCGTCAGGTGCAAGGTGTTTTATCCACGATTAACCGCCTGCCTTACTTTTTGCGCTCGCTGTTTACTTCACGCTATGACTACATCCGGCGCAATAAAAGCCCGGTACACGGGTTTTATTTCCTCACATCCACTTTTCAGCGTCGTTTATGGCCGCGCATTGAGCGTGTGAATCAGCGCCATGAAATGAACACCGACGCGTCGTTGCTGTTTCTGGCAGAGCGTGACCATTATGCGCGTCTGCCGGGGATGAATGACAAGGAGCTGAAAAAGTTTGCCGCCCGTATCTCATCGCAGCTTTTCATGATGTATGAGGAACTCTGCGATGCCTGGGTGGATGCGCATGGCGAAAAAGAATCGCTGTTTACGGATGAGGCGCAGGCGCATCTGTATGGTCATGTTGCTGGCGCTGCACGTGCTTTCAATATTTCCCCGCTTTACTGGAAAAAATACCGTAAAGGGCAGATGACCACGAGGCAGGCATATTCTGCCATTGCCCGCCTGTTTAACGATGAGTGGTGGACTCATCAGCTTAAAGGCCAGCGTATGCGCTGGCATGAGGCGTTACTGATAGCTGTCGGGGAAGTCAATAAAGACCGTTCTCCTTATGCCAGTAAACATGCCATTCGTGATGTGCGTGCACGCCGCCAGGCAAATCTGGAATTTCTTAAATCGTGTGACCTTGAAAACAGGGAAACCGGCGAGCGCATCGACCTTATCAGTAAGGTGATGGGCAGTATTTCTAATCCTGAAATTCGCCGGATGGAGCTGATGAACACCATTGCCGGTATTGAGCGTTACGCCGCTGCAGAGGGTGATGTGGGGATGTTTATCACGCTGACCGCGCCGTCAAAGTATCACCCGACACGTCAGGTCGGAAAAGGCGAAAGTAAAACCGTGCAGCTTAATCACGGCTGGAACGATGAGGCATTTAATCCAAAGGATGCGCAGCGTTATCTCTGCCGTATCTGGAGCCTGATGCGCACGGCATTCAAGGATAATGATTTACAGGTCTACGGTTTGCGTGTTGTTGAACCACACCACGACGGAACGCCGCACTGGCATATGATGCTTTTTTGTAATCCACGCCAGCGTAACCAGATTATTGAAATCATGCGTCGCTATGCGCTCAAAGAGGATGGCGACGAAAGAGGAGCCGCGCGAAACCGTTTTCAGGCAAAACACCTTAATCGGGGCGGTGCTGCGGGGTATATCGCGAAATACATCTCAAAAAACATCGACGGCTATGCACTGGATGGTCAGCTCGATAACGATACCGGCAGACCTCTGAAAGATACTGCCGCGGCTGTTACTGCATGGGCGTCAACGTGGCGCATCCCGCAATTTAAAACGGTTGGTCTGCCGACAATGGGGGCTTACCGTGAACTACGCAAATTGCCTCGCGGCGTCAGCATTGCTGATGAGTTTGACGAACGCGTCGAGGCTGCACGCGCTGCCGCAGACAGTGGCGATTTTGCGTTGTATATCAGTGCGCAGGGTGGGGCAAATGTTCCGCGCGATTGCCAGACTGTCAGAGTCGCCCGTAGCCCGTCGGATGACGTTAACGAGTACGAGGAAGAAGTCGAGAGAGTGGTCGGCATTTACGCGCCGCATCTCGGCGCGCGTCATATTCATATCACCAGAACGACGGACTGGCGCATTGTGCCGAAAGTTCCGGTCGTGGAGCCTTTGACTTTAAAAAGCGGCATCGCCGCGCCTCGGAGTCCTGTCAATAACTGTGGAAAGCCTGCCAGCAGTGATACTTCGTTACCGGCTCCCACACCTTCAGAGCAAGCCGCAGCGGTGTTAAAGCTGATTGAGCGCGGGGTTATTGGCTGGAATGAGCCGGACGTCGTGAAGGTGCTTAACGGGGCGTTAAAAGCTGGCGCAACGCGCAAACATCGGCAGCAAAGAAGCAATGCGCCGCTCAAAACCAGCGAGCAAGCGCCATCAGCCAGAATGAGTAAATATGAAAGAGATCGTATAAAGAAAATTCGATTAGATTTAATGCAGGCTGGGGTTACACCTGAACGATGGGAACTCGACGTACTGGCGCGTGGAACAACCATAATTTATGATAGTAAAAAATTTAACTTTCCGACTGATGATGGATGGTCGTGAATTTAACCAAATGGTGTGCGTATTTATACGTTAATGTTTGATTGTTGGCCTATATTTCTAGAAGTTAAAAACCTTTTGTATGTTGTGCTATTTGCTTGTTTACAGGTATTTTACGGTACGGGTTACCAAATTTTCTGCAAGTACGAGACTGAAAGCATGGGACGAAAAAGCCGTCTAAAAAAAGAACGAAAAGAAACTTTTCCGAAAGTAAATATAAAAATGAATTCTAAAATACTCACTAAAGATGAACCTATTAGACCGGTTTATAGATTCTTCAAGGAAAAAATACACGCAGAGGCATTATGTGACGGAAAAGTATGGTTGAGCACTCTTGAAACGTGCCGAGCATATGAAGACCCTCTACAAGGTGATAGAGGTGAAGCCATGCACTCTTACAGTGTTGATAACATAAGTGGTGGCAGTTCAGATGCTGGTTTCGTAGAAATGTGTTCACGTCTTGGGATCGGGATTGGTGAAGGGTGCTCTAACGTAAGCATTGGTCAGGGCAAAAGCTTTTACTCAATTAAGGATGCATTTGTATTATGTACTACAAAAGAATTTAATCCTTCCAAATTGAATAGTACCTTCGGGAACTACTGTGTAGAGATAGCCTATCCAAGTATTTTCTTTGAGGAGGTTACAGAAGCGCTCAATAAAATTATCCGACTGAAAAGCGCGAAAATGGGCGCAGTGATTTATGATAAACGAGAGTTTACAGGACTTGAGCCTATTCCAGGACCAATAGGTTTTGTTAAACCTAAGGATATTTATTCAGATCAAAAAGAGTTCAGATTTCTTTGGGAAACAATTGAACATGTGGAAATTAAACCACTCGAAGTACACTGCCCATCGATAGCTAGGCTGTGCAAATTAGTCTCATAATATGTAAGAGATGCTATGCATACATTAGGTGCATGGTTTTGCATGCGTCAAAATAGACCTTTATGATTCTGCGGTGTCAGAGGGGCACGCTACCAGAACTATCATGCAATTGCATCAAAAGCGCCCCATGAAGCGGGCGGGCGAGGCGGAGAAAGCACTGCGCGCTGGCGGTGGTGCTGATTTTATTTTTTCAGCGTCTGAGCGCGTCGTGATGGCGTTTAGATTGTTAGCCGGGGCGTTGGTGTGTCTGCGGGCTGTTTTGTGCGGTGGTGAGCGTGTGAGGGCGTGATGGCGGGTTGTAAAAAAGCCGCCCGCAGGCGGCGATGTTCAGCCGTTGTCAGTGTCCAGTGAGTAGTTTTTAAAGCGGATGACCTCCTGACCGAGCCAGCCGTTTATTTCCCGAATCCTGTCCTGTAACGGGATAAGCTCATTGCGGACAAAGACCTTTGCCACTTTTTCAATATCTCCCAGTGACCCGACGTTCTCCGGCTTGCCACCCATCAACTGAAAGGGGATGCGGTGCGCGTCCAGCAGGTCAGCGGCGCTGGCTTTTTTGATATTAAAAAAATCGTCCTTCGTCGCCACTTCACTGAGCGGGATAATTTTAATGCCGTCGGCTTTCCCCTGTGGGGCATAGAGAAACAGATTTTTAAAGTTATTGCGGCCTTTCGACTTCACCATGTTTTCGCGGAGCATTTCGATATCGTTGCGATCCTGCACGGCATCGGTGACGTACATGATGTATCCGGCATGTGCGCCATTTTCGTAATACTTGCGGCGGAACAGCGTGGCCGACTCATTCAGCCAGGCAGAGTTAAGGGCGCTGAGATATTCCGGCAGGCCGTACAGCTCCTGATTAATATCCGGCTCCAGCAGGTGAAACACGGAGCCGGGCGCGAAGGCTGTCGGCTCGTTGAAGGACGGCACCCACCAGTAAATATCCTCTTCCACACCACGGCGGGTATATTTTGCCGGTGAGGTTTCCAGTCTGATGACCTTACCGGTGGTGCTGTAACGCTTTTCCAGAAACGCATTACCGAACACCAGAAAATCCAGCACAAAGCGGCTGAAATCCTGCTGGGAAAGCCACGGATGCGGGATAAATGTTGAAGCCAGAATATTACGTTTGACGTAAATCGGGGAGCTGTGATGCACGGCAGCACGCAGGCTTTTTGCCAGCCCGGTAAAGCTGACCGGTGGCTCATACCATCTGCCGTTACTGATGCACTCAACGTAATCCAGAATGTCACGGCGGTCGAGTACCGGCACCGGCTCGCCAAAGGTGAATGCTTCCATTTTCGGGGTGCTGGCGGTCATTGTTTTTGCCGCAGGTTGCGGTGTTTTCCCTTTTTTCTTGCTCATCAGTAAAACTCCAGAATGGTGGATGTCAGCGGGGTGCTGATACCGGCGGTGAGTGGCTCATTTAACAGGGCATGCATGGTCGCCCAGGCGAGGTCGGCGTGGCTGGCTTCCTCGCTGCGGCTGGCCTCATAGGTGGCACTGCGTCCGCTGCTGGTCATGGTCTTGCGGATAGCCATAAACGAGCTGGTGATGTCGGTGGCGCTGACGTCATATTCCAGACAGCCACGGCGGATGACGTCTTTTGCCTTGAGCACCATTGCGGTTTTCATTTCCGGCGTGTAGCGGATGTCGCGCGCGGCGGGATAGAACGAGCGCACGAGCTGGAACACGCCGACACCGAGGCCGGTGGCATCAATACCGATGTATTCGACGTTGTATTTTTCGGTGAGTTCGCGGATGGATTCAGCCTGGGTGGCAAAGTCCATGCCTTTCCACTGGTGACGCTCAAGTATTCTGAATTTGCCACCGGCCACCACCGGCGGTGCCAGTACCACGCATCCGGCACTGTCGCCACGGTGTGACGGGTCGTAACCAATCCATACCGGGCGGGAGCCGAACGGATTGGCGGCAAAGGGTGCATAGTCTTCCCATTCTTCCAGCGTGTCGACCATGCAGCGTTGCAGCTCCTCGAACGGGAACACCGACGCCTTGTCGTCAACAAATTCACACATGAACAGGTTTTTAAAATCGTCGGCGCTGTTTTCACGTTTGAGCTGCTCAATGTCGAACAGCGTGCAGCCGCCTTTCAGCGCGTCATCAATGGTGACAATCTGCCGCCACTGGCCGTCCGCACAGAGAAGACCTCCGGCAAGTGCGTTATGACTGACGTCGATTTCCACGCGTTCGGCGGCGCTGGCGCGTCCCCGGTTAAACAGTTCACCGGACCAGAACGGATAGGCGTCGTGCGCCAGCGTGGACGGGGTGGAGAAATAGGTCGAGCGCAGGTGACTCTGTGAGGCCATACCTGATGCCACCTTTCGCAGTACCTGAAAATTCGGGATCCAGAAAATCTCGTCGACGTACAGGTCGCCGTTATGACTTTGTGCGGTGTTGGAGTTGGTGCCGAGAAAAATCAGTTTTGCGCCGTTATTGCCCAGGACAATCGGGTCACCGGTCAGGTCAACGTCAACCAGACGGGCAAAGGCGATGATGTATTCGCGGAACACATACGCCTGCGTTTTACTGGCTGACAGAAAAATCTGGTTATGACCGGTTTTCAGGGCGCGCAGCAGCGCCTCGCGGGAAAAATAAAACGTTGCGCCAATCTGGCGGGATTTCAGGATATCGCGGATGCGGTGCTCAAGCCCGGCGCGATACCAGTGCAACTGGTAGTCGAAAGACTGCTCAAAGAAAATCTGCTCCAGCTTTTCGATGGCCTCGTCACTGAAAAAATTCTTTTTCGGTTTGCGCCGCCCGCCTTTGTTGCGGTTAGCGACGTTCGGATTAAGGTCTGCCTCGTTGCCGGTCTGACTGTAACGGTTGACCCGTGCCAGTCGTTCAATCTGGCGTCCCAGAAGGTCAATTTCCTTGAAGTCACCGCCGGTTTTCTGCGGTTTGATGATGAGCTGGGTCAGCCGCGCTTCCAGACTCATTTCGACACGGCTGATGGGGGCAACGCTGTCCCAGCCGTCGCGCTGTTTCCAGCTCTGCACCGTCGGGCGTTTCATCTGCAACATGGCGGCAATCTGCGGCACGGAAAACCCTTGCCAGTACAGCAGCGCCGCCTGACGACGCGGGTCGTGTAAAAGAGTGGTGTCTGTGGTGATGGTCATGAATACCTCGCCGTGATGAATACACGGCAAGGCTACTGAGTCGCGTCCCGCGATTCGCTAAGGTGCTGTTGTGTCAGTGATAAGCCATCCGGGACTGATGGCGGAGGATGCGCATCGTCGGGAAACTGATGCCGACATGTGACTCCTCTAATCACTATTCAGGACTCCTGACAATGGCAAAAAAAGTCTCAAAATTCTTTCGTATCGGCGTTGAGGGTGACACCTGTGACGGGCGTGTCATCAGTGCGCAGGATATTCAGGAAATGGCCGAAACCTTTGACCCGCGTGTCTATGGTTGCCGCATTAACCTGGAACATCTGCGCGGCATCCTGCCTGACGGTATTTTTAAACGTTATGGCGATGTGGCCGAACTGAAGGCCGAAAAGATTGACGACGATTCGGCGCTGAAAGGCAAATGGGCGTTGTTTGCGAAAATCACCCCGACCGATGACCTTATCGCGATGAACAAGGCCGCGCAGAAGGTCTATACCTCAATGGAAATTCAGCCGAACTTTGCCAACACCGGCAAGTGTTATCTGGTGGGGCTGGCCGTCACCGATGACCCGGCAAGCCTCGGCACGGAATACCTGGAATTCTGCCGCACGGCAAAACACAACCCCCTGAACCGCTTCAAATTAAGCCCTGAAAACCTGATTTCAGTGGCAACGCCCGTTGAGCTGGAATTTGAAGACCTGCCTGAAACCGTGTTCACCGCCCTGACCGAAAAGGTGAAGTCCATTTTTGGCCGCAAACAGGCCAGCGATGACGCCCGTCTGAATGACGTGCATGAAGCGGTGACCGCTGTTGCTGAACATGTGCAGGAAAAACTGAGCGCCACTGAGCAGCGCCTCGCTGAGATGGAAACCGCCTTTTCCGCACTTAAGCAGGATGTGGCTGACAGGGCGGATGAAACCAGTCAGGCATTCACCCGCCTGAAAAACAGTCTCGACCACACCGAAAGTCTGACCCAGCAGCGCCGCAGTAAAGCCACCGGCGGTGGCGGTGACGCCCTGATGACGAACTGCTAACCGGCGTCAGTCAGTCCGGGAAAACCTTCACGATTAACCCTTAATTTCAGGAAAAACTATGCGCCAGGAAACCCGCTTTAAATTTAATGCCTACCTGTCCCGTGTTGCCGAACTGAACGGCATCGACGCCGGTGATGTGTCGAAAAAATTCACCGTTGAACCGTCGGTCACCCAGACCCTGATGAACACCATGCAGGAGTCCTCTGACTTTCTGACCCGCATCAACATTGTGCCGGTCAGCGAAATGAAAGGGGAAAAAATTGGCATCGGTGTCACCGGCTCCATCGCCAGCACCACCGACACCGCCGGTGGCACCGAGCGTCAGCCGAAGGACTTCTCGAAGCTGGCGTCAAACAAGTACGAATGCGACCAGATTAACTTCGATTTTTATATCCGCTACAAAACGCTGGACCTGTGGGCGCGTTATCAGGATTTCCAGCTCCGTGTCCGTAACGCCATTATCAAACGCCAGTCCCTTGATTTAATCATGGCCGGTTTTAACGGCGTGAGGCGTGCCGAAACCTCTGACCGCAGCAGCAATCCGATGCTGCAGGATGTGGCGGTCGGCTGGCTGCAGAAATACCGCAATGAAGCCCCGGCGCGCGTGATGAGCAAGGTCACTGACGAGGAAGGTCACACGACCTCTGAGGTCATCCGCGTGGGTAAGGGCGGTGATTATGCCAGCCTTGACGCACTGGTGATGGATGCGACCAACAACCTGATTGAGCCGTGGTATCAGGAAGACCCTGACCTTGTGGTGATTGTGGGGCGTCAGCTACTGGCGGACAAGTATTTCCCCATCGTCAACAAGGAGCAGGACAACAGCGAGATGCTGGCCGCTGACGTCATCATCAGCCAGAAACGCATCGGCAACCTGCCGGCGGTACGCGTCCCGTACTTCCCGGCGGATGCGATGCTCATCACGAAGCTGGAAAACCTGTCCATCTACTACATGGATGACAGCCATCGCCGCGTGATTGAGGAAAACCCGAAACTCGACCGCGTGGAGAACTACGAGTCAATGAATATTGATTACGTGGTGGAAGACTACGCCGCCGGTTGCCTGGTGGAAAAAATTAAGGTCGGTGATTTCTCCACACCGACTAAGGCGACCGCAGAGCCGGGAGCGTAACCGATGACGAGTCCCGCACAGCGCCACATGATGCGGGTCTCGGCAGCGATGACCGCGCAGCGGGAAGCCGCCCCGCTGCGACATGCAACTGTCTATGAGCAGATGCTGGTTAAGCTCGCCGCAGACCAGCGCACACTGAAAGCGATTTATTCAAAAGAGCTTAAGGCCGCGAAAAAGCGCGAACTGCTGCCGTTCTGGTTGCCGTGGGTGAACGGCGTGCTGGAGCAGGGCAAAGGTGCACAGGATGACATTCTGATGACGGTCATGCTGTGGCGTCTGGATACCGGCGATATTGCCGGTGCGCTGGAGATTGCCCGTTATGCCCTGAAGTACGGTCTGACCATGCCGGGTAAACACCGCCGCACCCCGCCGTACATGTTCACCGAGGAGGTGGCGCTCGCGGCCATGCGCGCTCACGCTGCCGGTGAGTCTGTGGATACCCGCCTGCTGACGGAGACCCTTGAACTGACCGCCACGGCTGACATGCCTGATGAAGTGCGCGCAAAGCTGCACAAAATCACCGGTCTGTTTCTGCGTGACGGTGGTGATGCCGCCGGTGCGCTGGCTCACCTGCAACGTGCGACACAGCTCGACTGTCAGGCAGGCGTCAAAAAAGAGATTGAACGACTGGAGCGGGAGCTGAAACCGAAGCCGGAGCCGCAGCCCAAAGCGGCCACCCGCGCCCCGCGTAAGATCCGGAGCGTGACACCGGCAAAACGTGGACGCCCGAAAAAGAAAGCCAGTTAACAACCGAATGCGCCCCGCGCCAGGGCGGCACGCCGGTCAGTGAGGGTGAATCACCTGACACTGCACCGGCGTCCACCGCCCGACTTTTCAGAGGTAGTCATGATGACGCTGATTATTCCGCGAAAGGAGGCTCCCGTGTCCGGTGAGGGTACGGTGGTCATCCCGCAACCGGCAGGCGACGAGCCGGTGATTAAAAACACGTTCTTTTTTCCCGATATCGACCCGAAGCGCGTCCGGGAACGTATGCGCCTTGAGCAGACCGTCGCCCCCGCCCGTCTGCGTGAGGCCATCAAGTCAGGCATGGCGGAGACGAATGCGGAGCTGTACGAGTACCGCGAACAGAAAATTGCCGCCGGTTTTACGCGTCTGGCGGACGTCCCGGCGGACGACATCGACGGTGAAAGCATCAAAGTTTTTTACTACGAGCGCGCCGTGTGTGCGATGGCGACCGCGTCGCTTTATGAACGTTATCGCGGTGTGGATGCCAGTGCGAAAGGCGACAAGAAGGCCGACAGCATTGACAGCACCATTGATGAGCTGTGGCGGGATATGCGCTGGGCAGTGGCGCGTATCCAGGACAAGCCGCGCTGCATCGTGAGTCAAATCTGATGAAGACCTTTGCGCTACAGGGCGACACGCTCGACGCCATTTGTGTCCGGTATTACGGGCGCACTGAGGGCGTGGTTGAGACCGTGCTCGCCGCAAATCCGGGACTGGCTGAACTGGGCGCGGTGCTGCCGCACGGCACCGCCGTCGAACTGCCCGACGTTCAGACCGCGCCCGTGGCTGAAACTGTCAATCTGTGGGAGTAACGCATGACAGCAGAAGAAAAAAGCGTCCTGTCGCTTTTTATGATTGGAGTGCTGATTGTTGTCGGCAAGGTGCTTGCCGGTGGTGAACCCATCACCCCGCGTCTGTTTATCGGGCGCATGTTGCTCGGTGGTTTTGTCTCGATGGTTGCCGGTGTTGTTCTGGTGCAGTTTCCTGACCTGTCACTGCCTGCGGTGTGCGGCATCGGCTCCATGCTGGGTATCGCCGGTTATCAGGTGATTGAGATTGCCATTCAGCGCCGCTTTAAGGGCAGGGGGAAACCGTAATGCCGGTTATTAACACGCATCAGAATATCGCCGCCTTTCTCGACATGCTGGCCGTGTCCGAAGGGACGGCAAACCATCCGCTGACGAAAAACCGGGGCTATGACGTGATAGTCACCGGACTGGACGGGAAGCCGGAAATTTTCACCGACTACAGTGACCACCCGTTCGCACATGGCCGACCGGCGAAGGTGTTTAACCGTCGCGGTGAAAAATCCACGGCCTCCGGTCGCTATCAGCAGCTTTACCTGTTCTGGCCGCATTACCGCAAACAGCTTGCCCTGCCGGATTTCAGTCCGTTGTCACAGGACAGACTTGCCATTCAGTTGATCCGCGAACGCGGTGCACTGGATGACATTCGGGCGGGACGCATTGAGCGCGCCATTTCACGCTGTCGCAATATCTGGGCGTCCCTGCCGGGTGCCGGTTACGGTCAGCGTGAGCATTCACTGGAAAAACTGGTCACCGTCTGGCGTACCGCTGGCGGCGTACCGGCTTAAACGGAGTAAACACCATGAAGAAATTATCCATTTCACTGATGCTGAACGTGTCGCTGGCGCTGATGCTGGCACTGTCCCTGATTTACCCGCAGAGCGTGGCCGTCAATTTTGTCGCCGCCTGGGCGATTCTGGCGACGGTTATCTGTGTGGTTGCCGGTGGTGTCGGCGTGTATGCCACTGAGTATGTGCTGGAACGCTACGGGCGGGAGCTGCCGCCGGAATCGCTGGCCGTGAAGATTGTCGCGTCGCTGTTTTTGCAGCCGGTGCCGTGGCGCAGACGGGCGGCGGCTCTGGTGGTGATGGTGGCGACGTTTATCTCGCTGGTCGCTGCCGGGTGGATTTTTACTGCGCTGATTTACCTCGTGGCGTCGGTGTTCTTCCGGCTGATACGTACGGCCTGCCGTCAGCGTTTTGAGGGGCGGGAACTATGTCAAAGCTGATGATTGTGCTGGTCGTGTTGTTATCGCTGGCGGTGGCCGGTCTGTTTCTGGTGAAACACAAAAATGCCAGCCTGCGCGCCTCGCTGGACAGGGCGAATAACGTCGCCAGTGAACAGCTGACGACCATCACCATGCTGAAAAATCAGCTTCATGTTGCGCTCACCAGGGCAGACAAAAACGAGCTGGCGCAGGTGGTACTGCGTCAGGAACTGGAGAACGCCGCGAAGCGTGAAGCACTGCGCGAGAAAACCATCACGAGGTTACTTAATGAAAACGAAGATTTTCGCCGCTGGTACGGTGCTGACCTGCCTGATGCTGTGCGCCGGTTGCACCAGCGCCCGGCCTGCGCCGACGCCAGTGATTGTCCACAACGCCTGCCCGAAAGTGAGTCTTTGCCCGATGCCGGGCAGTGACCCGGAGAAGAACGGCGATTTAAGTGCCGATATCCGGCAGCTTGAGAACGCGCTGGCGCGCTGTGCCAGCCAGGTAAAAATGATTAAACACTGTCAGGACGAAAACGATGCTCAAACCCGACAGCCTGCGCAGGGCGCTGACTGATGCCGTCACGGTGCTGAAAACCAGTCCAGAGATGCTGCGGATATTCGTGGATAACGGGAGTATTGCCTCCACACTGGCGACGTCGATGTCATTTGAAAAGCGTTACACGCTCAATGTCATTGTGACCGACTTTACCGGTGATTTTGACCTGCTCATCGTGCCGGTGCTGGCGTGGCTGCGGGAAAATCAGCCCGACATCATGACCACCGACGAAGGCCAGAAAAAGGGCTTCACGTTTTATGCAGACATCAACAATGACAGCAGCTTTGATATCAGCATCAGCCTGATGCTGACCGAGCGCACGCTGGTCAGTGAGGTCGACGGCGCACTGCATGTGAAGAATATCCCGGAACCCACGCCGCCGGAGCCGGTCACCCGCCCGATGGAGCTTTATATCAATGGCGAACTGGTGAGCAAGTGGGATGAATGAGTTTAAGCGTTTTGAAGACCGGCTGACCGGACTGATTGAGTCGCTGTCACCGTCAGGGCGTCGACGACTGAGTGCCGAACTGGCGAAACGTCTGCGGCAGAGTCAGCAGCGTCGGGTGATGGCACAGAAAGCCCCGGACGGCACACCCTACGTGCCACGCCAGCAGCAGAGCGCCAGAAAAAAGACCGGTCGCGTTAAGCGAAAAATGTTTGCGAAACTTATTACCAGTCGTTTTTTGCATATCCGCGCCAGCCCGGAGCAGGCATCAATGGGATTTTACGGCGGGAAGTCGCCGAAAATCGCCAGTGTGCATCAGTTCGGTCTGTCGGAAGAAAACCGGAAAGACGGTAAGAAAATTGATTATCCGGCGCGTCCTCTGCTCGGCTTTACCGGTGAGGATGTGCAGATGATTGAAGAGATTATTCTGGCTCACCTCGACCGTTAGTTGTGCCATTCCCGACACCTCATCGTCACATTGCCGCCGGTATGACCCGGCGGCATCCTTCCCGTTATGAACACTCTCGCAAATATTCAGGAACTCGCGCGCGCACTGCGCAACATGATCCGCACCGGCATTATCGTCGAAACCGACCTTAACGCCGGTCGCTGCCGTGTGCAGACCGGCGGCATGTGCACTGACTGGCTTCAGTGGCTGACCCATCGCGCCGGACGTTCGCGCACATGGTGGGCACCTTCCGTGGGGGAACAGGTGCTGATTCTGGCCGTGGGCGGTGAACTCGACACGGCGTTCGTTCTGCCGGGGATTTATTCCGGCGATAACCCCGCGCCGTCTGCGTCGTCTGATGCCCTGCATATCCGTTTCCCTGACGGGGCGGTGATTGAATATGAACCTGAAACCAGTGCACTCACGGTAAGCGGAATTAAAACGGCCAGCGTGACGGCTTCTGATTCTGTTACTGCCACGGTGCCGGTGGTCATGGTGAAAGCATCAACCCGCGTCACCCTGGACACACCGGAGGTGGTTTGCACCAACAGGCTGATTACCGGCACGCTGGAAGTGCAGAAGGGCGGGACGATGCGCGGCAACATTGAACACACCGGCGGTGAGCTCTCATCAAACGGTAAGGTACTGCATACCCATAAACACCCCGGCGACAGCGGCGGCACAACCGGGGGACCTCTATGACTGCGCGTTATCTCGGAATGAATCGCAGTGATGGCCTGACTGTCACTGACCTTGAGCATATCAGCCAGAGTATCGGCGATATCCTGCGTACCCCCGTCGGCTCACGGGTGATGCGTCGTGATTACGGCTCGTTGCTGGCGTCAATGATTGACCAGCCGCAGACCCCGGCGCTTGAGTTGCAGATTAAGGTCGCCTGTTACATGGCGGTGCTGAAATGGGAACCCCGCGTAACCCTGTCATCCGTCACCACTGAGCGCAGTTTTGACGGGCGAATGACTGTCACTTTGACCGGCCAGCACAACGACACCGGCCAGCCACTTTCGTTAACCATCCCTGTGAGTTGAAACCATGCCGATTATCGACCTGAACCAGCTACCCGCACCGGATGTGGTCGAGGAGCTGGACTTTGAAACCATTCTTGCCGAACGCAAGGCGACACTGATTTCCCTTTACCCGGAAGACCAGCAGGAGGCGGTCGCCCGTACCCTGACGCTGGAATCCGAGCCTCTCGTCAAACTGCTGGAGGAAAATGCTTATCGTGAGCTTATCTGGCGTCAGCGTGTGAATGAGGCCGCACGGGCGGTGATGCTGGCTTGTGCCGCCGGTAATGACCTTGATGTGATTGGTGCCAATTACAACACCACGCGCCTGATTATCACCCCGGCAGATGATTCGACTATCCCGCCGACACCGGCAGTGATGGAATCTGACACCGATTATCGTCTGCGTATTCAGCAGGCTTTTGAGGGCTTAAGCGTCGCCGGGTCAGTGGGAGCCTATCAGTATCATGGTCGAAGTGCCGACGGGCGTGTCGCAGATATCTCTGTCACCAGTCCGTCTCCTGCCTGTGTCACCATCTCTGTGCTGTCACGTGAAAATAACGGCGTCGCATCCGAAGACCTGCTGGCTGTGGTGCGTAACGCCCTTAATGGCGAGGACGTCAGGCCGGTGGCCGACCGCGTGACCGTGCAGTCTGCCGCCATCGTTGAATACCAGATAAACGCCACGCTTTACCTTTACCCTGGTCCCGAAAGCGAACCCATCCGCGCTGCTGCCGTGAAAAAACTGGAAGCGTACATCACGGCACAGCACCGGCTTGGGCGCGACATCCGTCTGTCTGCCATTTATGCCGCCTTGCATGTGGAAGGCGTGCAGCGTGTCGAACTGACTGCACCTCTGGCTGACATTGTGCTCAACAGTACGCAGGCGTCTTTCTGTACCGAATACAGCGTCGTGACGGGAGGCCCGGATGAGTGATTCGCGACTGCTGCCGACCGGCTCATCACCGCTTGAAGTCGCCGCCGCAAAAGCCTGTGCGGAAATTGAAAAAACGCCGGTCAGTATTCGTGAGCTGTGGAACCCGGACACCTGCCCGGCAAATCTGCTGCCGTGGCTGGCGTGGTCATTTTCGGTTGACCGCTGGGATGATAAGTGGCCGGAAGCGACAAAACGCACTGTTATCCGCGATGCGTATTTCATTCACTGCCATAAGGGCACTATAGGCGCAATCCGGCGTGTGGTGGAGCCGCTCGGCTATCTGATTGAGGTGAGGGAGTGGTGGCAACTCAACGAGGAGCCGGGGACGTTCCGTATCGTTGTTGGCGTGCTTGAGCAGGGTATTACCGAGGAAATGTATCAGGAGCTGGAGCGCCTCGTTGCTGATGCAAAACCGGCAAGCCGCCATCTGACGGGACTGGCTATCAGTTTAAGTACAACCGGCAACATTTTTGCCGGTGCGGGATGCTATCACGGCGACGCCCTGACGGTTTATCCCTACACCCCGGAGGCCATTATTGTCGGAGGGGATTATTTCCCGGCCTCGGCCATTCATTTAATTGATAACCTGAGAGTAAACGCATGACAGTGAAATACTACGCCATTCTGACTAATCAGGGCGCTGCACGGCTGGCTAACGCGACGATGCTCGGCAGTAAGCTGAATCTGACGCAAATGGCCGTTGGTGATGCGAATGGTGTCTTGCCGACACCAGACCCGGCACAGACAAAACTGATTAACCAGAAACGCATCGCGCCGCTGAATCTTCTGAGTGTTGACCCGAACAACCAGAGCCAGATTATTGCGGAGCAAATCATCCCTGAGAACGAGGGCGGATTCTGGATCCGTGAGATTGGGCTTTATGATGATGAAGGCGTACTCATTGCGGTGGCGAACTGCCCGGAAACGTACAAACCGCAGTTGCAGGAAGGCAGTGGTCGTACCCAGACTATCCGCATGATTCTGGTTGTCACGAATACCGAAGCCATCACGCTGAAAATCGACCCGTCGGTGGTACTGGCGACCCGTAAATACGTGGATGATGAAGTCCTGGAATTAAGGCTGTATGTGGATGAACAGATGAGAAACCACATTGCCGCACTGGATCCTCATACCCAGTATGCACAGAAACATAATCCGACATTTACCGGAGAACCAAAAGCGCCGACGCCTGCCGCAGGAAATAACACCACGCGGATTGCGACCACTGCGTTTGTTCAGGCCGCTATTACCGCTCTGATTAACGGTGCGCCAGCCACGCTGGACACACTGAAAGAAATTGCCGCAGCCATTAACAATGACCCGAAATTCAGTACCACCATTAACAATGCGCTGTCAGGTAAGCAGCCACTGGATGAGACGCTGACTCATTTGAGTGGAAAGGATGTAGCTGGTCTTCTCGCATACCTTGGTTTGGGAGAA